AACAAGCATTACAACAAGCAATTATGACTGCAGGTCAAAATAAATTTGCGGGTTATACTGGACATCCTTCGCAAGGTATTGGGTATTTAACTCAGGCTTTAGGTGTACCAGCATTATCAAATGTAGGCACACAAACAACAACACAAAACAAAGGATTGTTTGATTACTTAACATTAGGCGCATCAATGATGCCAGGGAGCTAAAAAATGTCAATAGGTTTAGGACAAATGCTAATAAGTGGCTTAATAGGTAGCCAAATTGGGAAAAGTGGTGGTTTAATGCAAATGCTTGGTAACAAAAATAATCAAGAAATGCCTGAAGAAGCTACACATACAATGCCTGATGGTACTGTTATGCCTGGTGCAACACATAACCAATATGCACAAGCGCCACAACAAGGGGGTGGTTTTATGCAAGGCATAAGCAATATGATGGGCAATCCTAGTCAAGAACAAATAGCTAGAATAGGCTTGGGTTTAAACTCAATGCGTATGCATCCTGATGATAATTTAGCAGCGTCATTTAGAGAAACTATAAAAACAGCACAAGGTAAAAAAAATCTGAATGCTACAGTAGAACAACTTATAAAAATGGGTAAGCCTAACATAGCAGAATTAGTTAGAACAGGTGCTATGCCTATGGGTACTGCAATGACATTAGCTTTTGACAAAGGTGCTACAGATGCACAAGGTATGATTTCATTTATGGCTACTAAAGTAAAAGATAACCCACATTTTGCTGATTACATGGAAATCTTAAAAGTAAATCCGGGAATGCTTGATGACATTTCTAAAAGTGTACAAAAAGATTTAGGTTTGACACCTGACAGTAATTTTACAATTAAATCAAGTGCGCCAAGCGTTATGCAAAATGGTGAAATGAAAGGACATGAGTACGTTGTGGTAACTGATCCTAATAAGACAGGCGAAGATAGAGTTTATATTGAATATACTGGCGCTATATTACCTACAATGGATGAAGAAATAAAAATGAAAGCTGCAGCTGAAGCGCTTGTTGCAGATAAAGCATTAGCTAGGCAAGTTGGATTTGATGCCTTTAATGAAGCACAAGGTATTGAATCTCAAATTGGTATGTTAAATCAAGCCTTAGATCAAGTTATAACTGTAGATGATAACGGTGTAACGCAATTTAGAGATGATGGAGCAAGAACTGGTATTATTGAAAAATATTTAGCTTCTACAAGATCAACTACTTCTACATTTAATACAATTTTAAACAAATTAGGTATTAGCGTTATTAATATGGCAACTTTTGGCGCATTATCAGAACGTGAAATGGCAATGGCTATGAGAACTAATCTTGATCCAAATCTTGATGGTCAAGAATTAGTTGATTTTATTAGGGAAAGCATAGATGCTAAGAAAAAACTTGCTACTGTGTTATATGAGAGATCATTGGCGTTAAATAAAGGATCAGGTAGTTATCAAGAGTGGCAAGATGAAACTGCATCAAAAATGGTTACACATAATAAACACAGATACGAAAAATTAAACAAATCTCAAATAAAAGGTTTACAAGCAATTATTGACAATCCTAAGAATGGGTATTCACCTAATATGACTACTCGTGATCTTTGGTCTAGGTATAACTTAGACACAAGAATTGCAGCAATGAAAGGGAATTAATTATGTCGCAATCCATGCAAGAAATTTTACAGTCTATAGAAGATACAAAACGTGACGAAACTATAGGTACAGGTTTTAGTGAAGAAACAGTAAGCTCTTTAGAATCACAAGCACCTGGCATTAGTGAAGATAAAAAAACAGTAGCTTTAGAAGAAGTAAAAGATCAAAAAGCAAGAGCATTAGCACAAGGATTAACTTTTGGTTTTGCTGATGAGCTTGAAGGATTTATTAGATCATTAGGCAATCAGGGTGTGTCATACGAACAGGCTAGAGATCAAGTAAGAAAAGAAGTAGCAGATTATCAAGCAGCAAAGCCCGGTGAAGCATTAACGTATGAAATTATTGGTGCAGTAGCACCTACAGTTGCAAGTTTGTTTGCAGGCCCGACTGGTTGGGCAAATGCTATGAGAACTATAACTCAACTAGGATCAAAACTACAAGGTCGTAGCAGTATTGCACAAGTAGCTCATATGTCAGGTAAACAGACTGCCTTATACTCAGTTGGTAAAGGTGAAGATGGATTGATTGAAGATATAGCAAATGCGCCCGGTGGTTATGCATTAGGTGCAACTATAGGTGGAACAGTACAAGGTGCTACACAAGGTTTGACTGAAGTTATGTCAAGACTTGCATCAACAGAAATTGGAAGTAAATTTAAAAAGCCAGTCAGAGATGCCTTAGAAAAAATGATTGAAAAAACAGGCAAGTCTGCTCAACAAATAGTAGATGAAGTACGAAATGGTAAATTATTAGTAGAAAACGACACATTACGTGCTGCGATTAAAGCACTTACTACTAAAGCAGGATCTGCAAATGCAATTATTAGAGATACTTTAAAGCCTAGAGTGTCTAAAACTAAAACAGATTTATTAGACACAATGGGTGAGTCAATAGGTGTTGATTGGAAGAAAAATCTTAGAACATTGTATGATGATAATGATAAAGTTTTAGCAAAAGCAGAAAGTGAAGCCTACGGTGAGTTATTTGACACAGTTAACCCTAAGATTACAGAAGAACTAAAAAAAGTGTTGCTAACAGAACTTAAAGCAACAGGTTCAGATGCTTCTAGTATCGAAAAAGCAATATCAGATTTGATGCGTAGAAAAAAATTAACACCATTATTAAAAGCTCATAAAAACGGATCATTTAAATTTACAAGAGCGCCAACACTAAAAGATGCTGAATTTATATATCGGTTAATACGTGATCTTGGTGGAAAATACAAAAGAGAGGGTGCAAATGATGCTGCAGCTGACTTCACTCAATCAGCTAATTTAATTAAAAAATCAATAACAGATCAAAGTACAGCTTCAGATGATGCTTATGCTTTATTAACAGGTGTTAGAGAAACTGCTAAAAACAGACGAATTGGCATAGAAGCCTATGAGTACGGTGTTAAAAAAGCTACTGCACCTGGTACCATGAGTGATGATTTACAAGTTATGATAGATCAATATAAAAACGTACCAGGCGCTTTCGAACAATTAAGACTTGGTGTCATGAGAGCAATTAAACATAAAAAAGATACTAATCAAAACAAAAACATAGCAATGGAAGATGCTAATTTACAAAAAGCAATTAGCATGATATTCCCTGAAGAATCTATTGATGACATAATTGCTAAAGCAGACATTGCGACAGGAGCTAAAGAAACATTACAATCAATAAATTATGGCACTACAACTAGTCAAGAACAACAAGCATTAGATATATTTGGAAAAGGTTTAAATTCTGTAAGAACTGGTGAAAATCAAGATATGGGATTAAGTTTAGTGCGAGGTGCATATAATATTATTACTGCAAGAAACAGAGAGCTTAGTACAGCAGAAGCAGAACAATTAGCTAGATTAGTTGTTAGTGAAGATGCAGATTTAGTAAAAAGAGCATTAGTAGATGAAGTAGAATTAAATAAATTAGCTTCATTAATAGATAGTTTAATCTATGGCACAGGTAAAACTGTAGCATCAGGCACTAGTAAAATTGGTGGATCAGCTATTGAAGAAGAAAGAGGTGACTTAGGATTAATGGACATAGCAACTGGTTACACAAGTGATATTGTAGGTAATTTAATGCAACAGAATTAATAAAGGAATTAGGATGGCACATACAGAACTAAAAGCAATGAGTGAAGATGACGTACAGAAAATAGCACAAGAAGCTGTACAAAGTGCAATTAGCTTTGTTGAGAGTGAAATTGCTGAAGATCGTATAAAGTCACAACGCTATTTTGAAGGTGAAGTAGACATTGGTCAAGAAGATGGAAGATCAAAAATAGTAGCTACAAAGGTTCGTGATACAGTAAGAGCTATTAAACCAAGTCTAATGCGTGTGTTTTTATCTTCTGAGCATCCAGTTGAGTTTATACCTACTAGCCAAGAAGATGTTAAGAGTGCAGAACAAGCGACTAAGTATGTTAATTACAAATTTGCTGAGTTAAATGGCTACACTCTTTTAAATGATGCTATACATGATGCCTTAATTAAAAAAACAGGCGTTTTAAAAGTTTGGTGGGAAGATAACACAGATGAAGAATTTTTTAACTTTACGAATGTTACTGAAGAAGAAATGGCTGCTATTGTCAATGAACCTGATGCTACAGTCATTGAACAATCTATGGAAATGGCTATGGAGATGGGTGAAGATGGCATGGAAATGGAAGTGCCTGAATATTCGCTGAAAGTAAGCTACAAAAAAGAAAAGGGCAAGTTGTGTGTTGAATCAGTACCACCTGAAGAATTTTTAGTTGATCGTAATGCTAGGTCTGTCGAAGATGCATATGTAGTTGCACATAGAACAGAGATGCGTGTAGGCGATCTTGTCCAAATGGGATATGACTTTGAAGAAGTAAGTAATTTGTCAGGATTATCATCAGATGACACATACACAGATTCAGAAGCATTTGAGCGTAAAGGCTACGAACAAGATGAAGAAGAATCTACTATAGATATAAGCATGAAGAAAGTTGCAGTTACTGAAGCCTATATGAAAATGGACAAAGAAGGTACTGGCATTGCTTCAATGTATAGAGTATTAATGGCAGGTGGTGATAACAAATTATTAGAGTGTGAGCCATACGGTGAAGTGCCATTTGCAGTATTTGAAATTGATCCTGAACCACACACATTCTTTGGTCGTAGTGTTGCAGACTTAGTAATGAATGATCAAGATTCTTCTACAGCTATGTTAAGAGGAATGTTAGACAATGTAGCTTTAACAAACACGCCTAGACAGGGTTATGTACAAGGTCAAGTTAATGTAGACGATTTAATGAACAACGAGATAGGTGCATTAGTTAGAATGAAATCACCACAAGCGCTTGTAGATATTGCAACTCCTTTTGTCGCAGGTCAGG